TACACTACATCATATTCTTCATCTAAAATTTTAGATAATCCTTTAACTCTGTCATTTTCAAATGTGATAATGTTATGTTGTTGAGCATCACGTCTACCCCATTTTTTATCATCACTTGCAAATACTTTACAACTAATTGATTTTTGTTTTTGAAACCATCTCTCTTGTTCTAAGGCAAATCTTGTGACTCCACAACCTTCAATACCTCTTCCTAATAATATTGCTACTTTCATTTTATTTTGTTTTTAATTAATAATGTTTTTACTGATTCTAAATATAATAAAGCGTCCATCATTTCCTCTTGTACATCGTTGACAAAATCTAATAAGTCTTTTATTTCGTCTTCTATTTCTTTATTCATAGTGTTGCCATATTTATTTTGACCCACTATACTTCTGTCATCCATTTTTTGAATAACTTTTCTAACTATTTTATCTTTTGTCTTAATGTTCATGTTCTTAATCTTAATAAATGATAACATTGAATGTATTTCATTCTCCCTTTGCCTTTATATATTTTTTTAAATAAATCATACGTTCTTTTGGTAAACTGATAATGACTTGTACAATCTTTAAATAATTTTTCTGTATACTTTTTTCCATAACCTTTACAATAATTCACGTTGTCTGCAGAATCACCAACAATCATTTGAGTATAGAAATTGTATAAGGCATCATGAGGTGATACATCATAGATTTCTTTATGTTTATAATGATAATTATAAATAAGTGCAGGTAATTGCTTGTAATCTTTATCTATCGACACTATGATAACATTGTTTCTACCATGTTCTTGCTGTAATCTATTCCAATATATAGCAACTAAGTCGTCAGTTTCCATACCATAAGCTCTTTTACTTTCATACGTTTTAATTACATATTGTTGGATATCTCCTAAAATTTTAGGTAATTCGTATTTACCTCTTGGAGCTTTATATTCTTTATCTAATATTTTCCTATAGTTTCCTCTTGCACTATTAAATAATATTAGTTCTTGTATTTCCCAATATTCCTCAAGATGATTTACTATTGACATGAGAACTTCATCGAATTTTGCTATTCCTAATTCTACATTATCATCTACATTTATACAAGATGAATATATTAAACTGTCTGCATCAAAAAGTATTACCATTAATTTCCGTCAAATTCAATTCTTAAAGTTTCTCCTATTTGTTCAATGTGAAAGTCACTCACTAAATCGTAAATGTCTTTACCATCTAACATAATACTTTCAATTGTTAATTCACTTGGAGAACCAGGATAATCGTACGTAGCTGGTTCACCTTCTTCGTATACTCCTTCAATATCTAACATAATACCTGTGTCAAAAGGATATGCAATACTAAAACTGTGGTTTCTTTTTTCTTCTTTCATTTCAAAATATTTTTTTACTGAATCACTCATTGTTTTGTTTTTTTTCTAATTGTTCAACTCTTAATTTTAATTGTTCTAAAGCAACGTATAGCTGAGATATAATTTTTTCAGTCAAAGCTATACGCTGATTTTGTGTGTATTTTTTTCTTTTCATTAATTTTCTTCGAAATAAGTTTGACACTCATTATATTTATCCATTGGAAGGCCTCTTAATTCTAATGCGTATCTACAATATCTGTAACCTTCGTTATTTACTAAGAATATTTTTCCTTCAGTTTTAACTAAATATATGTATTCATTACCATGCTCTACATAAGTTAATGATTTTGGAAATATATAGTCGAAAGCATCTTCATCTGTTTCAACCATTGTCAAAGTTAATATAGCATTTTGCTTGTTAACTCCTAATTGATTGAAATTAACGCTAGTTGTAATGTGAGAAAACGGTGTTTTTCTTTCGTATCTCATATCTCTTAGTAAGCTAAAATTTTCTGCTACTAATCTTTTGTCTTTTTGTTTTGTGTTTTGTGTTGTCATTTTGTTTTGTTTTTAGTTATTGTTTTATTATTATATAGTAAATATAAACAAAATTGTTAATTAAAAAAAATATTTAACAGTTTTTTTTTATTTTTTTTTATTTTATAAATCCATTAGTTCATTTACAGCTATTTTTCCATCAATTATTACTCCACAACCAATAGCAGGTTTCTTTCCTCTTTTAGCGTATGCCATTGCGTAAGTATCAAAATCAATACCACAACCTACTTGCATTCCAAATATCTTAAAATTTTGTCCTACAAAAAATTGAGTATAACATTGAGTGTGTAAATGTCCTTGTACCGTACTTTGCATATCTGCTCTACATTTTAAATGAGCAGTTCCTCCTTCTCCATGAATATATTGAACATTATCAATTTCAACTCTATCTACGAAGTTCCAACCAGGTACTTCTAAAACTTCTTTATAAGCTTTAATCCATTTCCTAGGTACTTGACTTGTTTGAGCTTTTCTCATTATAATTCTATCATGATTTCCAATGGTTACGTAAGCGTTAGGAAAAATATTATACCATCTTGAAATTCTCGCAATAGCTAACTCTAATTCATCTGCTCCTCCCATTGCTTCAGTATCTGTTTCATGATAACTAGAATAATGATTGTCAATAACATCTCCAATAAACACAACTTTATTACAATTATATTTAGAATAAGTATCTGCACAAAAATCTAAATAACTATCTAAACAAAAAGGTTCATGTAAATCTCCAATAACTAAAACTCTATTTACTTTCTCAGTTAAATACTTAAATGCTTTTAATTTATTTCCCCATAATCTTGGTCTACTTATTTCCATACGTCTTAAATACTTTTTGTAGTTCTCCAATCATTGACCTCACACAACTTCCACAAGAAGTTCTAACTTTTTTCTTTTTAAAAACTCTATTATAAATAGTAATTAATTCATCTTGAGTTTCAGGTTTTATGACACCTCTATGTTCTTTAAAAAACTTATCTAAATAACTATGTTCTGATTCTTCTAAACATTCTGGTCTATCATACTTAAATAACCTATTCATTTTTTCTTTTCTTTCGTCACATCCACAATCTTCTCCAGCAATCCATTCAACTACTTTTTTAATTCCAGTTGCTTCAGTAAATTTCTCAATAGTGTCACCTAATCCCTTAGATTCTTTCACTTTAGTTCTTTTCATTTTTCTTTTTTTCATAATTTTTAAATTTTATCGTAATCATTATTTTTATAATCTTCGTAATCCTCGCTAAATTTTTCTTTCATTATATTTTTCCCTTTCTTTAAAGTGTGGAATATATTTACAAAACTAATTTTAGTTTCTTTCGCCATTCCTCTAATACTTAAAGGAGTATCTCTATATATTTCAAAGATTCTTTTATTATACCAATTCCAACTTTCTAGTTCTTTATCCATTTTCTCAATTAATTTACCAAAAGCATGTTCTTCCTCTAAATTATCATTATTGATAAACTTTTCCATATCTTCTGGTTTTATTTCTTTGAATCCTTGGTCTTTAAAGTAATCATCAATATTAACTTTCTTTATTTTGTTTTTATTATATATATAATTTAAGAATATAGAACGTAAAACAAAAAACATATAGCCTTTACTAATTTTACCATTCTTAAATATTTTATCTTTATCAGTATACTTATCTATCTTTATATAAGCTTCCTGTACAATGTCTTCAGCAAAATGACCAGCTCCAAATTTCTGTGTCATCTTCACCCAATCACTATGATATTTTGCTACTTCTCCTATCCATTCTTTCATTAAAAATCTACATCTAACGGGTTATACAAATTAGTGATAACTTTTGGTAAACCATAGTCATCAATCTTAAAACTAAATCGGTCAAATGAATAGCCTCTGCTACGTTTACATATTACCGAAATCCAACCCTTGTTCGTTGTGTTTGCTTCTAATTGTATTTGCGTTTCTGTTTTCTTTTCTAGGAAACTTCCTAAATGTCCAGTCGGTTTTGACACATTACCTGGATTTGTGTGAATAACTGTAATGATATGGCAATTATATATTTGAGACCATTCCATTATTTTCTGAACAACATCATTACTTTGTTCTATATTATTTACATCACCACATAAATCTGCAATACCATCTATTACTAATAGACCTACTTTTCCTTTTGGTATTTTATTTTTTAAATAATATTCTATAAATTCAATTCTTTTAGAATAACCTATAGTTCTTAATCCAAAAGTGTGGTAACAACCAATGTCTGTTTCGTTATTCATGTCAACTACTCTTTTAAATACTCGTTGAGCATGATATTTTCCTTGTTCAGTATCTATATGAATCAAACATTTGTCATCTCTATGTCCTCTTATTTCTCCACCATATTTATTTTGTCCACTTAAATAAACACTTGCAAGTAAACTAATAAAATAAGTTTTATGAGTTTTAGGAGGTGCTTGTACAAAACTAAAGTTACCATAAGTTCCAATTGGAATAGGAATAGTATAATCTCCAGTTAAAGATTTAATCGTTTTACTTCCATAAGATAATGCAACAGGAGGATATTTAATAACTTCATTTGTATCGATCAGGCATTCCTTTTCGATACGCTCCATCTCCTGCATAAGCCTTATAGTTCAAAAGGTAAATCTACTCCATCCGTTGAGGTTGTTTGTTCTTTTGTTCTAACAGGTAATTCTTTACCATCTGTCCAAATTACTGAACCATTTCCAACAAATACTCTGTCAACTTTGTTTTCTCTTTCTTCTTTTGATTGTTCAACCCAAGCGCTTATTGTTTGACCAAACTGGTTTGGTTCGTCGTTAACGCTAAGAGTTAAGTCAATATAAACTCCTTTTTCTCCATTGAAATATTTTTCTTTTGGAATTTTTTTTACGTCTAATTTTAATGCTAATAAATGTCCCATAATTAATTTGTTGTTAAATTTAATAATTCAGTTAATACATCTTCGGAGATATTATAATTTGCTTTTAAAACTTTAATGTCTCCATTTTTTACAGTTAAATATTCAAGTGCTTTTCTATATTCTTCTGTATCTCTTTTAATACTTTTCTTTTTTGTAGTTGTTTTTTTGTTATGTTTATTTGTGGCATCAGCATCTAAAGTATCATCAATTAAAAATAGATTACCTAATGCGTATTTTTTTCCATAACTAGAAGCTGCTCCAAATCTTTGAGGCATTGACATACCTTTTTGTCCTACATCTACTCCTACTAAAGCTGTTCCACATAATGTTTTTTCTCCATCAGAAATCTGTGCAGTGGATAAAATAATTGGTTGGTCTCCGTTTAGTCTTAGTTCTTCGTTCACAACAACTGTTACATTGTGTTCTACTAATAATGGTTTAACTGCTTCTAAAATATCTTCAGCAGATCTGTAATTGTAATTACCAAATTTATTATGTCTAACTTTTTTAGCTTTTAAATTAACTTGGATTTCCTTGAGTTTCTCGTTTAAAGTCATAGTGTTCATGTTTTAATTTATTTAATTCATATTTAATTTCTGATAGATAATTATTTAATAATCTATTTTTGGTTTTTAAGCTTTCTAAATACCACCATAATTCTGTTAATTGATTTTGACATTCTTTTAGCTTTTTATTTTTTTTATATTCTTTAGATAATTTTAAAATCACTAAAGCAAGTGATTGCCAATTTTCTTGAGCATTAATGTACTCTAATGCTTCTTCACTCGTCTGATGATATTTCATTTAATTGATTATATATAAAACTCCTCGCAATCTCTTTATAGTGTTCTTGACAATCATTGTCTAATACATCAGCTAACACATCAAATAAGTCATCGTTAAGTTTATTTAGTTCTTTTATTTTTTCAAAATATTCGTGATTTGTTTTCTCTAAAACTTCTATTCTGTTTTGTTGAAATTCTAACATTGTTTTTCTAGTACTCGTTCCTAATTTATATTTCATAAGATTTTATTAAAGTTTCTACACTTCCTTGACAAAAGTACATTGAATATTCTCCAGCTTTTGCCGCTATTTCAGCTTGTAAAGGGTCTTTAGTTGTTGCTTGCAACATGTGTTTTTTATATAGTTTATAAGTGTAAGGTGGCATCTCTTTTGTTTTTGTTGTTAAACGTAATAAAGTCTTCCGCTATCGCTAATATATGGTTTCATTTGTAATTTGCGAACTTTTAATTGAGCTCTTGTTATTGCTCTTTTATGTCTTGGTTTTCTGTCAGGCCAAGCAAGTTCTAAAGCATAATCTATAACTTCTAATTCTAATTTTGTAAATTCTAATTTTTCCATTGTGTTTTGTTTTAGTTATTAATATTTATTGCTGCAAAAATTGTTAGTGCATTCGCCTTGTTCATCTGTGTAGCTCATACAGTGTCCACATTTGTCAGACATAAATTCTTCTTTTTCGATTAGGTACGATGTTGATTGAGTATTTATCATTGTGTTTTGTTTTTAATTGTTAGTAAATGTTGAATGGAAGGTCTGATTCATTTTCAGTCTTTCTAAATATTCCCATCTAAATTCTTCTCTTTTTTGTATTCTTCTTTCAAGTATTACACTTAAAAATTTATGGTCTCTAGTTCCTTCAACTAGTTTCATTGTATTTTTTAAAGCGTCTATTTCGTTGTTTACATATTTTATTTTATCTAGTAAATTTTTCATTTTGTTTTGTTTTAGTTGTT